GATAGAAGAACCCTACCGTTTTGGTAAAGGTTGGTGCTTACGCTTTCCATTAACAAGGAAGTCTATTGTTATAGGTAAGTGGGTTAAGCAGTATAATGAAAGTCAAGCACTAACTAATGCGGTAAACGGCCGCAGTATGGAAAAAGATGAAGTTGACTGGGATATGATTAGATTTGGGGCACCGTATGAAGATCTTTAAAAGAAAAAGCAAAACTACGAAAGAACTTACTAAAGTTCAGCGAAGAGTAAATTCTTTGCCTACGCAGGAACTTCTTAATTGGACTGATCAAATTATGTACTCAGTTGGTCGTAACTTGTCTGCATGGCAGAAAACACAGTACAAAGATAATTTGGCAGAGGCACGACTAGGTGCTGAGTCTCTTAACGCTATTTTAAATACTCTTAGTGAAAGACACGGCCTGTGACAACCGCTGAGTTTGACGAGCTAGAGCCAGATGATTTTGACGAATTTGGTAATGTTCTACCAGAAGAAGTTGAGGATGATGGCTTAGACGAGCTATCTAAAGAATTTGTAAAAGCTCTTGTAGAAAAGATCATGGGCTTTATGAAAGTCTTGGTAGGCCATGAGCTCCACGCCTATCAGCAGCCTCTAGCACGTAGACTGATCGAGTCCGTCATTATTAATGATGGTGAAGAAATCACTGCTCTTGCTTCTCGTCAGAGCGGTAAGTCAGAAACTATTGCTAACACAGTGGCAACTCTCATGGTTATCCTTCCACGACTAGCCAAGATGTACCCAGAGTTAATGGGTAAGTTTGGTGATGGAATTATGGTGGGAATGTTTGCCCCAGTTCAATCACAGGTAGAAACCCTCTATTCCCGTACAGTATCCCGCCTAACTAGCGAAGCTGCTCTGGACGTACTTGGGGATCCTGAAATTGACGATATGGTTTCTAAGACGCCTGGCGTAGTAAGGAACATTCGCCTTAAGAACTCAGGCAGTAGCCTTATGATGATGACAGCTAACCCTAGAGCTAAAATTGAATCTAAGTCTTTCCATCTTATCATTATTGACGAGTGTCAAGAAGCAGACGACTTTGTAGTGGCTAAGTCTATTTCGCCTATGGGTGCGTACTACAACGCTACTATGGTTAAAACAGGCACCCCTACAACACATAAGAATAACTTCTATAAAGCTATCCAGTTTAACAAGCGTAGACAAACTAGTCGAAATGCCAAGCAGAACCATTTTCAGTGGGATTGGCGAGATGTAGCGAAAGTAAACCCTAACTACGAAAAGTTTATTAAAAAAGAAATGCTCCGCATTAATGAGGATTCTGACGAGTTCCAACTCTCATACAACTGCAAATGGTTGCTAGAACGAGGAATGTTCGTTACAACCTCAATTATGGATGATCTTGGAGATACTTCACAAGAAATTGTTAAGAGCTGGCACCGTTCTCCAGTTGTGGTCGGCATCGACCCTGCACGAAAGATGGACTCCACAGTCGTAACAGTTGTGTGGGTAGACTGGGATCGTCCTGATGAGTACGGTTACTATGATCATAGAGTTTTAAATTGGCTTGAGATGCAGGGCGATGACTGGGAAGAACAGTATTTTCAAATTCAACAGTTCTTGGCAGCATACGATGTGCTTGCAATAGGAATCGACGCCAATGGTGTTGGTGATGCAGTGGCCGGAAGATTAAAGATCTTAATGCCTCGTGCAGAAGTAATTCCGGTTACATCTAGTCCTACAGAGCAGTCAAAGCGTTGGAAACACCTTCAGGCGTTAATTCAACGTCAGATGGTATCCTGGCCTTCTCATGCTAAGACCCGTCGCCTACGTATTTGGAAAAAGTTTTACCAACAGATGACAGATGCCGAAGTCCAGTACAAAGGCCCTAACTTTTTGGTAGCTGCTCCAGATGAGGTCCATGCCCACGATGACTTCGTGGACTCACTAGCATTAGCGTGCTCCCTTACCCAAGAACTAGTTATGCCAACAATTGAAGTTTCAGCAAGTCCTTTCTTCTAAAAAGTACCTCTTTAGGCTGACTAATGCCAAAATAGAAGCGAGAATAATGCATGAGGACCTCAATCCCAATCCTATAGGAGAATATAAAATGGCAGTAGAAAATATCGCCCCAACACCTCAGTTCCCTGAGAAGGTCGGCGCAACTTACGAACGTAAGATGTCACCTGCAACACCAGGCCTACGTGGCCCACTTCGTTTTGAAGAAGGTATTGCAACAGACACAGATGTACCAAATGACTTCCAACTTGGTTTGGATCAAGGTTATGACACTCCAGAAGGACGTCCTAACCACAACATGAACGTTATGGAAAAGTATGCAGAAGAGACAATGCGTGAGCGTGCTCACGTTGGATCAGCTGCATGGGTCGAAGCTCCAATGTACCTAGGCGAATTCGCTCAGGGTAACTTCGGAGATCACTCAACAGTAGTTATCGAAGAGGTTGTACGTAGCGGCGCACGCCAGGATCGTATGAACCCAGCTTCAGTCTTAGACTAAAAAATACGCTACACTATACTGGTCTCCAGCTCTGTACCCCTTTCTCCGGAGCTGGAGATCTATATAGGAGGAGATCATGGCACAACCAGATAACCCGAAGTTGTACAACATGTTGTTGTCACAAGCTAAGGCAAAGTATCCTTCTCGCAAACTAAATGGCTTAAGCTTTCCAGCTGCTAAATGGTTTGGTAATGAATACGCAAGACAAGGCGGCGGCTATGTGGATTCAATTAAAGAAGTTGATCCAGATCTACGTGATTTTAAGCAAGAAGGCATTGAGAAAGAAAAACGTAAAGAAGCATTAGAAAAAAAGAAGAAGAAACAATCAGGTTTCGTCGTTTAAGTTGGGGGCAACTATGAAGTCAGGATGTAATCAATGAGCGGTGGTATGGATTTTTCACCTCCCAGTTATAGGGCGGCATCATCTGATCTAACCATCTCTATTTCACCACTTGGTTTGGTGGAACTTGCTGATGAAGAATTTGAAGTACACGGGCCACGCCTAAATCGTTATTCACTTAACTGGGCAATGTACCTAGGCCATCACTGGTCTTATCGCCGTGAAATTGGCGAATCACAAATGGTATACAACTATTACCGTGCCTTTACAGATTTTATTATTAACTTTACTTTTAGCCGTGGCGTTATGTTCCGCAGCCCGCAACAGACTGAGGCAATTGTCCCAGACATTCTAAAGCGTGTGTGGGAAATTGACAACGACAAGCACGGTATATTATGGGAAATGGGTCAGCAAGGCGGAGTCTCAGGTGACTGCTTTGTTAAGGTTGCCTATGAAGAAGCCTACGAAGACTCTACCGGCCGTCCTCATCCAGGACGTGTACGTATTCTTCCCCTTAACTCTTCTTTTGCATTTCCGGAGTTTCACCCACACGACCGCTCACGTTTGATTCGTTTCAAGCTTAAGTATCGTTTCTGGGGAACCTCTATTGAAGGCACACGCCAGGTTTATACCTACACCGAAATTTTGACTGATGACCGCATCGAAGAATATATTAACGACGAGCTCATTGATAGCCGTCCTAACCCTATTGGCGTAGTTCCAGTCATTCACATTCCTAACGTACGTGTTTCAGGATCTCCATGGGGACTTTCTGATTGCCACGACGTTATTACTCTTAACCGCAATTACAACGAAGTTGCAACAGATATTGCGGATATTATTAACTACCACGCTGCCCCTGTAACAGTTATCACAGGCGCTAAGGCATCCTCTCTAGAAAAGGGCCCTAAGAAGGTCTGGGCGGGCCTTCCTAAGGACGCACAGGTCTTTAACCTAGACGGAGGTGGGCAAGGCCTCATGGGGGCTATGGAGTACCTTAAAATCGTTAAGACGGCTATGCACGAAATGGTTGGTGTTCCTGAAACCGCACTTGGTCAGGTACAACCTATTTCTAACACCTCTGGTGTTGCCCTAGCTATTCAGTACCAGCCTTTGATGAATCGTTACCACCAGAAACTGGTGCAATACGAAGAAGGTCTAGAGCGAATTAACGAACTAGTTCTCTTAACCCTTGCATTTAAAGAGCCAGAGCTGTTTACTCATAACCCAGCTGTTAACGGCCCAATTAAGCAGGGTCAACTTGCACAGCTTGATTTTGCAGACCCAATTACTTATGAATCAATTATTCACATGCCGCCTCCACTTCCACTAGATAAGTTGATTGTACTCAACGAAATCCAGCAGAAGATGAACATGCAGCTTGAAAGCCGTGAAGGTGCTCTTCGTCAACTTGGCGAGGAATTCCCAGATGAGAAGCTTGAAGAAATTCGTGCAGAACTCATTGCCGATGCTAAGGCTGACGGAGCTATCGCCCTTGTCAAGCAACAGATAAATTCAGCGATCACATCACTTACTGGTATGATGCCTGATGGAACTCTTCCTCCGGGAGCAGCTCCAGGAGATGGAACTGGCCCTGGTCCACTAGGACAGCCAGGAATCATTACTCCATTTGAAGAAGCAACTCTTGGACAACTTCAAAATGAAATAATTGTAAAGGCGTACGGTAGTCAAACTCCTAGACAGAGTGCGAACACACAAACCGATACACCTAATTCTGAACAAAACCAGTGATTTAGGCTGACAAATCGTAAAAAATTTGTCAGGCTGTATACCAAACTAACCCGCAGGTCATCGTGGCATTAAATCGGACAACGACCTCTTAACCTAAAGGAATACGCATGTCAGAAACAACATCAACTGTTGTTGATAGTGCAGTGGCTCAAGAAGCATTTGCTTCTGAAGTTACAGGCACCGCATCAACAGCGCAGCAAGAAGCAGTGGCTCCTGTCACAGATTCAAAGTCAGGATACACAGAAGTAGATCTTCAACGAGTTCGTGAACAAGAGAAGTCAAAGCTGTACCCACAGATTGATTCGCTCAAAGAAGAGATTAATTT